TAACATCGTGTCGGTAACATAATATCTTTGGAGAGGTACCGAATTATCTGGTCTGTGAGTATCATCCTATTTTAAATCATCTTTAAAAATTGGGTCTCAATTTTTAAATGTGAAATTTTAACGATAATTACTAAAATACCTCGTATGAGTATTTAGTTAGAGAAGGCGAGACCACCCATGCCTGATTGGATACGGAGGACGTTGTAGTTGGTCGCGAACATGTGGAGGTTGGTCGCGTTAAGGGCGCCGGCCGTGGTGATGGACACCTGCGCGTTGTCGATGCGGCTGAAGTTGCACGTGCCGGTAGGCTGGTGTTCTTCGGGTTTCAATGCGAAAGAGTAACTATACACACCGGGGAAGGGGGAACCGGTGAAGTGGTGGTAGGGCTGCACCTGGTTGAAGTACTTACCACCCTGAGCCTTGAAGCGGTCCTGACCGTTCAGGACGAGCTTGAAGTCGGTCATCGCACCCTGAGCCTCCTCGGTCCAGGCCACACGATCGGTAACAGCGGCAGTGCCGGTACCACCGGTGATGACCATGGGGACACCGGTAGCGCCAGTGATGGGCATGGTGTTCCTGGAGGTGTCGGAGACGGAGAAGGGGTCGGCGGAAAGAGCGATCTTACCGACGCCAGCATCCTTACCGAAGTTCCAGAGAGAGTCCGCGCCGGTGCCGGAAAGGCACCACATCAGGCTCTTGACCGGATGATTGAACGAGAGACGAATCTGCTTGGTTCCGGTGGCTTCAACTGTATCAACACCAGTGTGTTGCGTCTGCTCAATTAGGTATTCGTGACCTTTCTGGGCAAAACGCCTACGTTCTTCAGTGTCGAGGTAGATGTAATTGGCATATACCTTGAAGGTGCCGGGGTTGCAGTAGGTGGTGAAGTCGGACGCGAGGTCGAAGTCCACACGAACTTCGTGGTATTGAAGTGCGATGAGCGGCAGCGCGAGCCCCGGGTTCCTGTTGAAGAAGAACAGGAGGGGGAGGAACACCTTGTTGCCGTCGCTGGCGGTCGTCATCTTGGAGTACTGAGCCTTCTTCGCCTCGTCGTAGTACAGCTCGGAGTAGAGACGCCAGTACTTCTGGTAGAGTTTGTCCACCCTTTGACCCCCCACTGATAATTCTACGGAGGAGACAGCACGCTCGGCGATCCAGCAAGAGACACCGTCGGAAGCCGCGTTGGACTCGAGCTCCACGTACATTTCGCCGACGAGGTCACCGTTACGGGCGATGGTCACGGAGACGCGACCGGAGTTGCCGGGGTTGCCGTTGAGGGTCTGCTCGATGTTCTCCATAGCGAAGTTGGTATGGCGCTTGTACTTGGCCTGGTAGAAGGTAACTTCGGGGTTACCGGTGAGGTACACGTCCTGCGCGCCGTAGGCGACTAACTGCATGAGTCCGCCAGCCATTTTGAAAGTTGTTGTACTATAAGCAGAGAAAATAATTTTGGACCATGTCCACGCGCGCGGAAATTTTCGTCTCGATTTTTCTCAGTAGATTTTAAATGTCTACCAAGCCGCAGCCTGAAGAAATTCCCGAAGACCAGATGGAGGAAGGCGAGATCATCGACGACGACGAGGAGATCGACGACGACGAACTCATGGAATTCGAAGATGAAGTTGACATCGCGTCTCTGATGACATCGCTCCTCGCGACCGACGAGGGCGACACGATCTGCACCGCTCTGGTCGCGATCGGGCAGCAGCTTCAGACCCAAAATAGGATACTGGTTAAAATTTTCAGCGAACTTAAGGGATAAAATCAGTTAAGGAGAAATTTTGTATAATATGTAACATGGAAGAACTTCACTTCATCGATGACGAACCGGATCGCTACCAAGCACTACTGGAGCTGGAGAAACGGTCAATCGAGTCTATGAATGTTGAACAAATAATCTCAACCCTAGAAATTTTTGAAAATGCTTGGGATCTCAGGCGGAGCTGTCATCGCAACGCCCGCGAGTTGGGGTACAGACAATTCATCCACAAGGACCACTGGGACCACAATGGCGAACCCCTCATTTCAAAAATAGACATTCGTGCCATAAAAGGAATCAAAGATCGTCAGAGGCGGTACCTTCTCAACCTTCGAACGAGGATGGGTGTTCTGAACATAAAAAACAAACCAGACGAAGACGGTATCACCCTCTTGAAGAGGGTCAACTCGGTCGGAAAACAACTCAAAGATGGTTTTGACAACGTCAGGCGCCACTGGAACGCTTTCGAACGTGTAGTCAACCCCACGGCCGAACCTCTCATCAGCTGCTTCTCCGACCCCCTTGCCATGGACGAAGACGAAGTCGAGAAGTGCAGTCCGTACCAGAAGTGCATCATCCATTCCCTGGAGGAGGCGCACAGACAGGGATTGAGACGATACCATGACTCGTGTTACGAAGAGATTCGCAGTCCTTCCGGATACGGCACGCGCGCTTGGAAACCCAAGTTCGAAATCATCCAGTTTGTGTATTCTCTCGCACCGAAAGATGATGAGTTTGAAAATTGGAAAAATTTCACGAGTAAAGGTGGTTGTTACAAGGACGTGGCCAATCACCTGACTAACTGCTACGATCCCCAGTTTCCGGCCATAGAGAAGAGGAGACACGTTTGGTCGTTTCGCAACGGTCTCTTCTGTGGAAAAGAGGACGGCCCACAAAACAAAGGTCATCCGACCTGCAAGTTTTACCCGTACGACAGCCACGACTTTCGAGTCCTGGACCCTTCCATCATCTCCTGTAAGTATTTCGATCAAGACTTTATCGACTTTTCGCATATCGACGATTGGTTCCATATCCCCACACCCAACTTCGACACCATCCTACAATACCAGGGTTTCGAAGAGGATGTGCAAAAGTGGGCCTACGTGATGGGAGGTAGGTTATGCTACGACGTTTCAGAATTAGACAAGTGGCAGGTTATACCGTTCATGAAAGGAATCGCGAGAAGTGGAAAGAGTACCCTGATAAACAACGTCTTTCAGCGTTTTTATCAAAGCGAAGATGTGAAGACACTTGGCAACAACATCGAGCGAAAGTTCGGGCTTTCGGCAATCAAGGACGCGCTGATGTTCGTCGCGCCGGAGGTCAAAGGTGACCTGGCACTCGAACAGGCGGAGTTCCAGTCGCTCGTTTCGGGTGAGGGGATCGCGATCAACGTCAAGAACAAGACGGCGCAGAGCCTCCCAAACTGGAAAGTTCCCGGTATTCTGGGCGGCAACGAAGTTCCCAACTGGAACGATAAATCCGGTTCCGTCCTTCGTCGTATTCTTCCCTGGAACTTTACGAAGCAGGTACAGGAGGCGGATCCCAACCTAGACAAAAAGCTCGCGGCCGAGCTTCCGGCGATCCTGTGCAAATGCATCCGCGGGTACCTCGAATATTCCGAGAAGTACAGCGGCCGAGATATTTGGAATGTAGTTCCCCCGTACTTCAAAATTATCCAGAACCAAGTGGCTATGGTGGCGAATACCCTTCATCACTTCCTGAACTCGGTGCGTGTTATCAAGGAGGAGGGTAAGTTCGTACCCGAGGACATCTTTCATCAGGCGTACAACTCACACTGCGCGCGCTCACTCAAGGGTAAGAAGCCGGATCTGTTCAATCCGGATTTTTACATTGGACCGTTCTCCACGTATGGAATCACTGTCAGGACCTGTGCGATCAATTACAATGGCCGCGAGTACCCAGCTCAGCCCGTGTTTTTCGGGGTCGATGTGATCGAGGAGGAATTGATGATTGGCAACAATCACTAAAAAAATCTGTCTGTATAGTAATATGGACGCTCGGAACTTCGTCAAAGAGTCCGGTTTCAAGGTTCAGACCGAGAATGAAACCGCGAGACGCGCGCGAATGGCTCGAAGGGAGGATATCGTGCGTAAACAACTCCTCCGTGATCCCACCCCCATCACGACTCCTCCTCCACCACGACCACAACCCATGTGTCGAAACCCTCTCGAGAACGAGTTCTCCCCTCGACCCGCACCACCCGTGATCGTTAGGGCTGCACCGATCCCACCTCCGGCTCAACCTAGAGTTAGAACTGTCATTAAATATAAGATTGTGCGACGTCCCGTTAGAACCACACATCATCACGACGACGATGCGATTCGTAATCAACTCAAGCGCTGCTTCGGGTGCAAGTGGATGCGTCGTTACAAACCAAACCTGACCAGGGATATGTGGAGGGTGAAACGTGAACTCGCCAACGGTGGTAGCGCCAGGGAGGTGGAGCGTCGTATGGTCAACCACTGGAAGCGAATCCGGATGAAAAAGTTAGAAAAGATCTACTTGATGAAAAACGCCTCCGTGCGTGGAATTCCCTATCACTCCCGAAACGCGTGGCGAGACGCCGTCTCCAATTATATAATGAACTATAAGAGGACACATAATCGTCGCTCTCCCACCAAAAAGCGTATGCGACTTTACAAGAAAAGGTGGTTAAAAAGGAGACGCGAGGAATTGAAAAATGCAACTTCTGCAAAGCGTAGACGAAAGGCTTCGACTGGGCGTAAGAAGGTACGGGCACGGCGTTAGAGTCCGGGCACCCAAACATTCGTGGATGGAGATGTGCAGAGAAGAACTTCTTGACGCGTTCATATATATCATTGCCGATTACATACGCTACAAGGGTATTATATCTAATGGACGAGATGACAACGAGCTCATAAGATCCGTAGCTAATAACTGGTCGGAAATAGACAGCTCACAACACAGGATGCTCCTATGGAATCTCATCAGGATGTTGGACAACGAACTCTTCTGTGATGTACATCGCAACGTTTGTCATGACTAAGTTGACAACATCTATCAAACGTGGATGTCAAAAACATCTTATTCTTCTATTTATAGTTTTCGTCGGTTCCGCGAGTTGCTTAAGATGGATCGTATGGTAGCTAAAGGTGAACTCTGGGAACGTCTCCTTTATTTTTTTTGAGATTGCGTTCCCCTGCTGCGAGTACGGAATGCCGGTACAGACCGCATTCTGCTCCAGTCCCAAAAGTTGGTTCTCCATGTCGACGAAATCCTTCAGCTTTTGGGCACTGACACCGCCTCTGTGCATATTGTGATACATCGCGTCGCTCTCTCCATCACTGAGGTGGAAGAAGCGAGACCCCTGAACAGACTGTTTCTCGTGCATAAGACAAAGTATCACGAGAAAGAGTATGACGATGTGTAACATCCTTACTACTTAACTATATTTTTTCACAGCCTCCTCGTATTCACCCTTCTTCACGTAGGTCAATTTACCATTCGCGGGAAAATGTAATGGCATCTCGAAATCCGCCATTCGCTTCGCCCAACACCTTGTCATATTCGCGTCGAACACCACAGCTTTACAACCGTCGTCCAACGCGCAGTGGTTGAGGCACTTATCCTTATCATATTCGTACGTGGGATCGGGTGCGCCGGGGTGATAATGATATATATCACCCGCACCGTAATCCACGTTGCGCAGGAGTTTAAACTTTGCCTTCTTCTCCGGTTTCTTCTCTTCCTCAACCAAGAACATCTTCTCATCATCGAACGGTCTGGGTTCAACTTCATCGACGAACCCTTCTTCCTCCTCCTCCACAGGATCGGTATCTGTTATCATCACCGCACTGGCCGCGGATGATGACAGTATGCAACACATGCAGCATACTAACATGATCAACACCGCGGTTGTCGCGTCCATTACTCTTTGTAAATATTTTTTACTTGATGCCGTTATATCCGATCCCAGTTCGACGAATTTGTTCCTCCTATATAATCATATTTTCTGTTAGCGTGACCAGGCGTGCAGAATTGTTGCATTGTATTAGTCGGCACACACATATTCATCAGCTTATCGGAGCAGCACCTACCTTTAGGGCAGTACCCAGGACTGGGACTTCCGTCGGTACCGCACTTTAAGTTAGTACTTGCATATATGGTATTATCCTGTGGTAAGAAACATGCGAAACCGGTGCAGCCCTCCTCCTTTTTCTTCTCCGCCTTGACGGTAGTTGAAGCCGGTTTGTTTTTTTTGGACCAGAATTTAGTCCGCTTCCCGTGATATTTAGCGTTGTTCTTATTCACACCGGTTGTCGAACATGCTTTTCCACTTTCCCGACATAGTTTTGAGGGATACGTGCAACAGAAATTATCCGGACACCGAGCCTTGTAAGGTCGGGCTCGAGTACCACATTTCCCGTTTGTGCTGACCTTCTCTTCTGGTTTGGGTGGAGGAGGGGGAGGAGGTGGCGGTTTCCATTCATCTTTCCTTGCATTGTAATCCGAGGGTAACACCCTTTTCCAGTACAAACCTCCACCCGCGTACTGATTGTTGTTGTCGTCGTTATCGACCCATCTTTCACCCGGTGCTTTGCTTAAACAACTTTTCTTCAGCCACGGTGCGTCGACGCACGCTGGGTCGGTCCCTTTCCCATTATTACCCGTATACACCCGACATTTGTATTGGTCGTTGGTTCGCCAAACGGACATTCCGACTGATTTATATGCCCGTACTTTCGTCTTCTGGTGTTCCCGAAACAATTCCTCAGACTTTTCTGAGCACTTATCCGCATACTTGAGTGGAGCCTGACCACCGTACGTGCCCATACCGTGTTCAGAGCCGAGGTTGAAATCCTGAGACTCCCACCCACTCTTATCTTCCCTCACTATCACCGGTCGACCCTGTAGGTATCTTGTACCACGATCACCCATACTAGTAGACACCTGCACGGAATTTATCGTATCCGCATTCTTTGGGATGTCACACGCTCCTGTTTTCTCGTAGTATGTATTTTTGATTTTAAATCGTTTCGAATCGGGTAAAGTGTCGTACCTACCTTTCAATATTTCTTCTTGTTCATCGTCGAAGGTGTACACGCAATCACACGTACCGTCCATCTTATTTGAGAGTAGGATGGAACGATTCTGATTGTTCCCGCAGTTGAACCTGGGGGGTTTAGGTGGTGGAGGTGGTGGAGGGGGAGGAGGTGGTGGAGGGGGAGGAGGTGGTGGAGGTGGTGGAGGTGGAGGTGGAGGTTTGCTACGTTTGTTGGCCCAACTCTTATCCTGACCGGTACCCTTGGATTTGGTTTTGCAGTTGTCGTAATCGTACAGGGTAAACCTCGAGTCTTTCATCACCGAAGTGAATTTACAGTCGTTCGTATCTTCACATTTCTTGGCTGCATCTTGTGCGTATTTCAGATAGAGGCGATCGCTGAACTTACCAGCTTTGGGTTGGACCTTTGTGCTCTCGTACATCGGTTTTCCGTCGCACGTTCCCTCACCGACTGCCCTGTACCCGTCCTTGTCGGGATTCCAAGGGGGGATACCCGCCACGCTGGGATCCTTCTTTTTCCACGTCTTCACTCCCGAGATTTGATGGAACAGTGGCGTCTTCTCACACGTGTCGCCATCGAAGGTTCGGTACGTGCCGTTTTTGAAAACTGAAACGTATTTGCAGTTAGGATCCGCGTTGCATATCTGCGCGCCAGACTCGACATAAGAACTGTAGACGGGGTCCACCTTGGAAAAACCACCCGTGGTGAAAGCCTTCGCCTCGCCCTTAGATCCCGGTCCCCTCGCACCATTGACGTATCCCTGGTCGAGCCACGTCTTGTCCCACATAGACTTCGCATCCTTGATTCCACATATACCGTATTGCTTGGTATGAGGATCTCTCGACCCGAACTGCTCGTAGCCATGTATCGGATTCTGCACGTACGGATCATCCCACTCGATCTTCTCCCAGATTTTAACTGCGGGATCGTCCACCATTTCATTACAATCAGCTTTGGTGTACGTTTTGGCGATCGAGTTTCCGTGTTGTAGTTCGACGTACTGACAGAATTTGCTCTTGTTACACTTCTCTATTCCGCGCTCTAAGAGACGTTGATATTTCCACGATAACACATCACTCTCATTCACTTTCGATTCACCCGGTTTCCGTACGAAATCGCTGCTGATAAACCGATCGGATCGGGCGCACCTCTTACCTTTAACGGCCGGTCTGTACCCATTGAAATTCGTATCCTCGTTCGCGAGGGGTGGCGCTCCGGTACATTTTTTAGTGTTACACGCGCGCGTCTCCCTGAGAGGGTCGGGACAAGCTTTCCCGCCGTTCGCAGGGTCGGCCTCCTTTGTGAATTCACGCGTCTGAGTGCCCCCGTCGCACTCCTCGTCACACGCGGACCACGGACTCCAGAATCCCTTGCAGTCCTCAACGTAATTGGAATCCCCGTCGACCACCGTCTTTTCATCTTGTTTAAGACGCATGACTTCTTCTGACCAAAACGACGAGCTCGATTTCTTCTTCTGATCAGATGAAGGAGGGGGATCCTCCTCCTTGACCGAAAACTGACCCGCCGCGGCGACCGCCATCGCAGAGCCCAGCATAAGAATGTACGTGGCCATCTACTATACTGTCAAGGTTTTTTTCATAAAATTCTTGCGACGTCATTGATTTTCTGGATGATGTTGTAAAATCGAGCGTCGGAATCCACCTCACTCGGCTTGATGATCTCCAACTCCACCTGATACGTCGCCTCCTCCTCTGAATCTTTGTCAATCGGGTCACCGGATGAGATCGTCATGTCGATGGAAAGGTTCTTTCGAATGAACGAGTGGCGGGTCTTGGACCTCTTCCTGTCCATCTCGTATTCACCGGACGTTGGTATTTCTCGCGCGATGCAGAACCGCACGTCGAGAGGTTGCCTACTATCAAAAAAGTCTTCCTTCTGGATGGTCACCTTCTGGATGCACTCCTGTTCTCCTGTGTTCTCGTCGGAAGTTATGCGAATACCTTCGGAGTCGTTGTAGTACACGTCCACAACCTTATCAGTCTTCTGCTCCCACCCATCGAATCTCTGCAGCGCCCTTAAAATTTTATTCCACGCATCCTTGCCAACGTTCGTATCGAACAACGAACCGTTGTGACGACCGAGTCGGATTTCAACTTCAACGTCTTCCTCATTTTTGTGCGACTCGAAAATGGGCAGGACCTTGTCGACGATCCGTTGGATGTCCATTTATTTATAAATAGAACGCGCGAATACTCTAAGTAACTTATGTCAACAATCAATAATGAAAGGTTTCTTTAACGGGGGACAGACGTGTTACTTCAACACCGCCCTCCAGTGCCTTTTGTACATTCCTCTGTTGTCGAATTATTACATCAGGAGGCCTTACACGGGAGTGTGCGAATTCACGCGCGCGTACAGTGAACTCGTTAGGGTGTACTGGACGAAGGGATACCGGACAATCAGCGCCGAGAGTGTCCTTCAGGAGTTCGTGAAAAAGTTCCCACGATTTGAGGGAGACGAGCAACAGGACGTTCAAGAGGCGGTGCTCTGCATCCTGGACATACTGGAGAACTCCACGCCGGATATCAACCCGTGGTTTTACGGGAAGAAGGTACAAGAAACGATCTGGCCCGACGGAAAATCACTGAGCGAGGAAATTTTCTCCGTGCACCTGGTGACGCCCACGTGTAAAGACCTGGGTCGAATTCTCCAGAAAAGTACAGACTGGAACGTCATAGAGAACTTTACGGACGATCAAGGGAAGCAGCACAACCTGGCCACGTCGCGCATGGTCTTCTCTAAACTTCCCCGAATTTTGATGATATCATTCGATCAAAAGAGTCACGTGGAGATCATAGAAAAGTTGATCATCCAAGGACAGGAATACAACCTGATATCCACCGCACTACACGTCGGCGAACAGGACGACGGTCACTACGTGAGTTTCGTCAGGAAAAAAAGCAAATGGTACCTGATCAACGACGATAAGATTGAAGAGCACGAATTACCGTCGGAAGGTGGCTTCTATTTCATGGTCTACAATCAGAAATAAGGACGTTAAAGACATTTCTTATTATATATGGTATATGAACATCAACCTGGTCAACGTGAACAACGGCAAATACAACCTGTTCGTCATACACAACGACAGGTATTTAACTCCAGTACTCGCTAACGGACACGAATGGGACGGGTGGATGCGCGAGGACGTCGAAAAGTGTTATAAATCAGGAACGGACATCCTCGACATAGGGGCCAATATCGGGTACAACGCCCTGATATTTTCGGAGTTCGGACCGGTCCAGGCGTGGGAACCGTTGTACGGCGAGGTGGTCAAGAAGAACGCACTTTCGAACACACTGAAAAACGCAGTGACCGTTCACGACTATGCGCTCTCCGACACCACGGGAGACGCGGACATATACATACCCAAACCCGACGCTAAACTTCTTGAGCGTGATCTGACCGTCATAAACTACGGTAACAGTGGATTCGATATTCCGGAGGAGACGCGATCTGTCTCCATATCCGTGCAAAAAAAGAGGTTGGACGACGTGTACGATGGCACACCTTCGTTCATAAAAATGGACGTCGAAGGCCACGAAATAAACGTACTCAAAGGCGCTATTGATGTCATTACAAAACACAAACCAGCTATCATGGTGGAAATCCACGACATGAGCAACAGTGAAGTTGATCCGTTCCTCAAGGAGCACGGATACGGTCAGCCCATCGAGCGTCCCGAACACATGTATCTGTATCAGGCAGTCTAAAAACAAAATTCCTTCATCTCGATCGCCTCCTTGATGTTAACTATCGTCCTGTAGAATGTTCTCCGGTTATTGGGGTATGTCTTATCGGTGCGACGCTTCACTGGACGCCACCACATTGGCTGCTCCCACGTCACGTATTCGCACTCTACGATAGCACCTTCCTCCATCCAGCTTCTCTCGAATTTTCCATCGGGAATTTCCGATTCATAAAATAGTTTACCCCTCTCTTGGATGTAAAGGCGCCAGGTCGATCTTCCTCTCTTGAAGCCCGGCGTCTCCCGTGAGGGTTCCCACTTCAACTGAAAATCCACCGTGTTCTGGTGAACGGGTTTCCATTTGAAGAGTGTCTCGTGCGTTCCAACCCTGATAGGTTCGTCGACCGGTGTGAAAACCAGGCCGTCTTGTTTCTGGGTCACGGTCGGGAGGTAGTCGTTCATGAAGGTTTTGAAATTCTTCATCGGATGAAACCTTTTACACTTCAGTTTGTACTGGTCGGATTTCATAGAGATGAGACCTTTCAACATTACCTTGACCGAGTCCATTCTGTTGTTAAGGTTCAGATTCCAAACGGATTCTCCACTGACCCGAACGGCGTCATAAATCATCAACGTATTTTCGTACAACTCTCCGTCAAGAATGGTCCCGTCGAAGGCACTCTTCTTGAGATTGATAGGAACCTCTACCATATTGAAAGAGCGGTTCACGAGAAGGCACTTTTTCTTCCCTTCAAACATGAGCGCGACGAGCATTTGACGCTCACCGTCGGTCTTTTCACAAACAACATACTCCTTCGATTTGAGGATCGGGAAATGGCGTCGCTCTACAGAAACAGGTTGAGGCCCGGGGAAATAGTCACGGCTCCCCCACACCCGATGGATGTAGTTGACCACGAAACTGTGTAACGGCGAATCCTTTTGTATAGAAGACATGTTTAGAATACGAAGCTAATCTTTAATTTAATTTCACAGATGCGGCGTTTAATATGTTACTCACACACTCGTGGGTATAGGTCTGGATCAGCTTTGCTCCGGAGTACGCGTATATTTTAACTCCTTGCTCCTTGAGATACTCGAACATGGGTGGTCGTAATTTTATCTTTTTCTTCACCTGTTTCACCACGGTCTTCGGGACCATCATCCACACCTTCGCGTCCGTGTCTCTGACGTGATAAAACTGTGGCGCCGTCTTCTTTCCCAGAACCGTGTCGAACTCCAGTCCCATCTGCGACGTTGGTTCGGTCGAATCGGATCTGACCTTGTCCTTGAACCGCTGCCAGTTAATGCCTTCTTTGACCCCGGGAAAAACGACGAGTCCCGCACTGTCGTTGATCTCCAGGCATTTGTGCAGAGATTTCTCGTCGACACCAATACCAAAGTCTATGAAGAAAATCCGATCGTAGGTTTTCATGCATCGCTCGACGATGGAGACTTTATCGAAAGGGTCGTCCGGGCAGTAGAGGATCTGGTGATCCACAGAATTTTGAACGCATAGAATGTTGAGTTTCAAAATTGTGTGCAGTGTCTTCACGTGGCAGGATTTGGAACGGGTGACCGCGATAGTGACCAACTTCATATTTTAATTAGACGTTAAACCCTTAAGTCCATACACGCACTGAAGGGAAGGTTTCCCACGTGCCCGAGGGTCGTGTTCACGTCCGCGTATATTTTTCCACCGGTCTGCTGCCACCTACGACAAAAAGCATAATCTTCCGACAGGTACCGTCGGGTTTCGGGGTCTATCATACAGTCGAAGCAGGCGTGGTAATCGTCGAAGTCACGGTTTTGGTGGTCGTTTTTGCACCATAACTCCGGGAATGCCTCCTCCAGTTTTTTGAAGACGTCGCGACGAATACACATGAACCCCGTGGGTCCGTCTAAAACTTCGACAAATCCATCCTCTATGGAACGTTTCGTGGCGCCGATATTGACCACGAGGCTGGATGAGAGCATTGCCATATCTCGTTCGTCACCGTTCTTGATGGCCGACGCTGCCTGGTCCCACATGACAACTTTCTTTGGATAGCACGCCACGGACAGGTCGTGTCCCGACCGAACGAGGCGGACGACCGCCGCCGGGTCAAAGTCAATATCGGCGTCGATAAACATCATGTAGTCGCATTCGGTCTTCTGTATGAACCGACCGACGCTCACATTCCTCGCTCGGTGGACCAAACTTTCATTCTCTGTAGTGTCGATCATCAAGTGAATTCCCTCTTTTAACATCAACATCTGAAGTTTAATCACACTGGACATGTACCTCTCGAGACAGAGACCCCCGTAACACGGGGTTGATAAAAACACCTTGGTCGTCATTGATCAAATATCGATCTGAAACTTTAAGTTATGCCGTTTTGGGTCGCGACGTGGATTGTTTTCTAGTAGTCTTCACGACCGTCTGTGGTCGGCGAACAGGTGTAGTATTTTTCTTGACGGATCTGGGTATAATAGTTGACGTCTTACGCATAGACGGTCGGGGTGTATCGAATCGGGTTTTCTTGGGTGTCTTGAAACTGTCTTTTCTGGGTCGCCACGCCTTGGAAGCTTTCACCAGACCGGTCACAAATCCGTTGTTCTGCTTGGCGAAGAATGGGTGGGTCAAGAATTTTGTGAACGACGGGAGGTTGAGGTTATGGTTTTTGGTGAGACCCAACCTAATTCTGTGTTCCTTGGTCACCTTGCTGGTCTCCGCGAAGTAGTCGTCGTTAGGAATGAGTTCCTTGATGAAGTTGTACACCGCGACGTCCGTGGCGGTCTTCTTACGTTCCACCTTGGCGAAGACCGCCGAGAGGAAAAAGTGCAGGTCGTAGAGGTTGTGACTACTCCGCGAAATACCCACGTCTTCGTGTTGACCACGGCTGATGGAATAGTTTATCATGCCCGGCATGTGAGCGAGTCCGAAGTCGATGATGACCGCCTCCACACCCCCGTTGGATATCGTGTAGGTCTTTCCGAGGACATTCACCGTGAAGTTCTTCTCTGGAACCTGGTTAATTATGACATTTCCTCCGTGGAGGTCGTGATGACGGAAACCCGGGATCCTCTTATTGATCATATACAGGGTGTGAATTACCTGTAAAAGTACCGATTTGGCCGCCTTGAGAGAAATCTGTGAGTTCCACCAATCGTTGAGCTCTTTACCGTTGAAGTATTCGAGGTAAAGGATGTCTAGGTCACGGCACCGCTTATACAGATACATCTGCGGAACCTTGAACGCTTTCAGTTTTTGCGCCACCTTAAACTCAAATTCCGCCATGCCTAAGGTGTTCTTCGCCGTGTTGATCTCTTTGTACGCGACGAACTTCCTGCCGTTACGATTTATCGCACCGCGGTACACTCGACCGTAGGCCCCCTCACCCAACTTCATCTTTTTCTTTAGTCGGTTGCCTGGTGCACAGGACTTGTTATTTGGTTTAAGCAAAACTTTTTTGAGATTGTTAAGCATATATATTAAACGGCTAAAAAATTTCTGACTATGATTTCTATTTTATTGAGTGTTGGAACGGAGACTGCACACTTTGCACACAGTTCCTGCTTTGTGACGCGGTGTCCGATCACAATGAAAATGATCACGGACGCCACCGAATTCGGCGTCTTGCTCATTAGCTTCACACACTTCTCCGTGCGATCGCACAGCTTCAAGCACTGCAGTCTCTCATCCTTGGTCACCTCGAAAGAGTTGAGGAGACGATTCATAACATCGTAGGCTTTGGTGACAAACACGTTTTTCGTGTGCGCTTCCACCTTATCTTTGAATAGTTGCGTCGTTCTGGATACGTCTTTTGGTTGGATGCCAAACATTTCCGCGATTTCTTTAGTGGTTCGGGGGTGCTTCGAGAGTCTGCACGCGTGCAGCACGCAGTTCGCTTTGATACCGAGTCGCACCGCGCCGCGCGTCAGCTTCTCTTCGTTGAATTTTTTGTAAAATTGTTTCGCCTCCTTGAGAACACAGTCGGGGAGAGAGTGGCACGCCTCGTCTATGTCTTTGTACGCGTGATACAGCGATCGATCCTTGTGATTCATCGACATGTGGAAATTGATCTTCGCCATCCGCCTTTGCTCGTATGAGAAATTACCCTTCATCATCGTTCCTTTACCCCAACCCTGACTGAACAGGTGCTGACTGTAATTAGGGTTTGCACACCTCGACGGGTCGCTCACTCGTCCGTCTGAGGTCATGCCACTCGTCCACTCCGGTCTCTCGTCGATGTAGTTGTCCTCGACGAGTCCGCATTCCGAGCAGACGGGGAGGCCCTCTGGACTGATGATTTTCACGGCGTCGCATTCCGGGCATAAGTTGACATCTAGCAGCTTTTCATTCTTTTTTTTGGGGAGAAGGGCGTCGACTTGCGACCAGATTGTGGATAGTTGCATTTTTTGGGTACTATACCAATATACTAGTTCCCTAGGGTTCTGACGCGAGCCTCGATTTTATCAATCGTCTCCTTAAAAGATTGACCACCTGAAGTCGTGGGTTCCCACTCGTTCCAATCTCGATCAATCGATTCGTGGTCAATCGGTACACCACCAATTTCACTGTCTGACACGACGAATCCACTCAAATCCGATTCCGAATCACCGGATCCAACTTCGTCGTATATCTCCGAGTCTGAATCTTCTATATCTATTTCAGAGTAGTAGACGAACCTGTTGGTTCCCAGAGGTTTCAACTCAAGATCGGCGATGGTCGTCCCCGTCGGGTAGTGCTCCATCACCGACTCGTACGGCGCGGGGGTAATCTGTTCCGTGCTCAGTTTCCAGACACACGCTGACTTGTAGAACATTTCGGTGGGTTCGAGGTAGTGCATCCCAAGCGTCAGGCCAGTGTTCATCGCCACGACCCCGTACATTTCCTCCTCGATTCCTTCTTCGTTTACTAGCACTTTCACTATATCATTTTCGTTTATTTCTTTTGGCACAATCATATGCTTAGAGTTTTCTCACAAAATATTATCATCGCATATCACACAGATGAAAGTTACTATTTATTCCAAGGAGGGGTGCGAGTACTGTGGTCATGCAGTCAAATTATGCGAGTCAGAGGGTCTCGAATTTGAAAAGAAAATGGTCAACGGGGCTGAACTGAAATCCCTGTGTGGTAAAGCGACTGCCACCTATCCTCAGATAAGTATCGACGGAAGTCTTGTCGGGACGTACTTTAACTTCCAGGATTTCATGGAGGACGAGTACGAACCTATCCTAGCCGAGACGCTCAACCGGTTTACTGTGTTTCCACTGCAGTACCCCGACCTGTGGCAACTCTACAAAAAAGCTCAGATGAGCAACTGGACGGCGGAGGAGATTGATATGAGCAAAGACATGGATGACTGGAAAGAACTCACATCCAACGAACAGAAGTTTGTAAAGTACATCCTCGCGTTCTTCGCTGGTAGCGACGGCATAGTCTTCGAGAACATCAACAACAACTTCGCCGACGAGGTTCAAATTTCAGAGGCGCGTTCTTTCTATGCGTACCAGTCACACAACGAGATGGTCCACGGTGAGACGTACTCAAAGTTAATAGATAAATACATCAAAGACAGCAGCGAGAAGAAACACTTGTTCCAAGCGATTCAGACCGTCCCCTGTATAAAACAGAAGGCGGACTGGGCGCTGAAGTGGTTCGAAAAATCCCGACCTTTCGCCGAACGCCTTTTCGCTTTTGCGTGTGTAGAGGGTATATTCTTTTCCGGGTCGTTCTGTGCCATATTCTGGCTCAAAAAGAGGGGTCTGATGCCCGGTTTATGCTTTTCGAACGAACTCATCTCTCGCGACGAGGGTCTTCACCAGGAGTTCGCGGTCGAGCTGTTCAAGCACCTGCGTCACAAACCTAACACCGAGACGCTTCATTCGATCGTGAAGGATGCAGTTGCGATCGAGAAGGCGTTCATCACGGACGCGCTTCCCTGTGCACTGATTGGCATGAACGGTGACAAGATGAATGAGTATATCGAATATGTGAGCGATAGACTGCTCAAATCGATCGGTCAGCCGGCGATTTGGAACTCGTCAAATCCGTTCGAGTTCATGGAAAATATCTCTCTCGATGGAAAAACGAACTTTTTCGAAAAGAGGGTGGGTGATTACGGGAAGATGGATGACGACACGGGTGACATAGGCTTCGACGAAGAATTTTAACCCTCGCGCTCTTTGTTCTTCAAGTTGTTAATGATAAACTTTATGTCTTTGGGTAAATATTTCTCACTCGAGCGCACGGAACACGCGATTATGATTAAAAATCCGATTACGTAAAAGAACGACATATTATTATTACATGACTTTTTAAAAAAAAGTTTTTTTAAAAAGTCATGGTGGAAAAAAAGTTAATAAAATTTTCATGGCGGATCCGATGAATATACCTGGATTTTTATCCGAATAAAGTGCCCTGCGGTGAAATGTCGAGGGAACCGAGGACCGCGCCACTATCCTCTAAGGTTATGGGTTCATCCGCGAAACCTGGTTGGGGTGCGGGAGCATCCACCATTTCTGGTTGGGTCTTGACCTTCTTCTCACCCTTCTTGCCACCGCATCCACAGCTCCCCTTCTTCTTGTTGGCGACGGGTTCCTGTCGAATGTTCATCATACCCCAAACCACGAGGATAAACACCACCGTGTGGAGTAGGAGACCCATCGTGGACGGACACCCAGTGGGAGTCGCGATGCGAGCACCGAAGACGGAGCGCATCAACCGAAACGTTTCAGGGTTGGCCACGACAAAAAAGGTTAGGCCTGAGATGATGGAAGTTATAAGCTTCTCCTCCTGTTTGCGACCATTGCAGCCACAACCACAATCTTTAAAAATGCCCATTGTTATTTATAAGTAACACCGAAAAAAAATATTATTCAGTCTTGAAAAATCGAGAGACTTTTTTTTTTAAAATTTTTTGAAAAGTCATGGCGAAAAAAAATAGTAACTTAGTAATAAGTATGGTGGCCAACCTGTTGGGTGGGATAGTTTTTCTACTCATCCTGGTGGTCATTTTTTTCATCAGTAAGCAGAATGCTGCGTCGAAAGAAAAGATTCGACAGATGGAAGTCGAAAGAGAGGCGAACATCAAACCACAGATTCGTCTGGATGAGCTGGTAGTCACCGCGGAACCTGAACCGACGGAAGACCCTGCACCGGGAGATACCAAGGTGTCGACCGCTCGTGTTGAAAAGCCAAAAGTGCAAGACAAATGTGGGCGCTCTCCGTTTGACCCTGATAATGGCAAACCCTGCTCGGTGGATACCCCTTCAGCCAATTTAATCGAACTCGGATCCTTACCCCCGGCTCCTGCCCCGACTCCGGCTCCTGCTCGGTCTCCCCCTGCCCCTGCCCCGGCTCCTGCTCAGTCTCCCCCTGCCCCGGCTCCGGCTCCTGCTCAGTCTCCCCCTGCCCCTGCCCCGGCTCCTGCTCGGTCTCCCCCTGCCCCTGCCCCGGCTCCGGACGTTTTGTTATGGGGTATAGTTAAGAAAAAGGATCTTAGTGGTGGGGGGTTTCATCTTCACAAGAATTCAAGTCCGAAACTCCAGGGTACAAAAGCGGAAAGGACAAAAATATGCACCGACAAATGTGCGGATCAGTCTGACTGTAAAGCAGTTGTTTTTGACACGCGTCACAACTTGTGCTGGGCTAAGAGATCCATACATAAGTCCAATGAAAAAACAGCGTCGAACCGCGAATATTTTTACAAGTGTGAAGCTGGTAACACCGATTGCAAGACGATAGAAGAACTTTTGAAACCCCCACCTGCTACGGCTCTCACTACCACCACCCAGGCTCCGGCTCCGGCTCCACCGACCGACGGGTGTATGTTCGAGCCATTTAACGCTAAGAAAACTTACGTGGGCACACATTCTGATAACTACGTCAATTACTGTAAGGATTTGATAAATACAAAGACTTCGGACTGCAGGAAAAAGTTGTGTACAACGACCCAAGCTAAAAGTGCATGCAAGGAAGAATGTGTTAATCCGACCCCCGCCCCGGCTCCTGTCACATCCTCGGAGCCCTCGACGAACGGGAGGTGTGGCAGTTCTGGAAATAATAACAAGCGATGTCCAGGGAGACAGTGTTGCAGTAACTCTAATTGGTGTGGTGGAACGCAGGGGACGCGTTCAGCTTGGTGTAACGGGTCGGGCAATAAAGGGGGTACGAGTCGCTATGACGGACAGGCACCACCGACACCTTCACCACCATCGGGCTTCGCCGCGCAAGCCGCCGCCGCCGCCGCCAAAAAAGTCGAGGCTGCCAAAAAAGCCGAGGCTGCCAAAAAAGCCGAGGCTGCCAAAAAAGCCGCCGAGGCCGCCAAACCGGTTAACTGCGAAGGGATGTGGAACAATTGGGGTACGTGTTCTAAAGAGTGTGATGGTGGGACCCAGAGCATGACATTCACGCAAACGCTTGCACCCAAGAATGGTGGCTTTGGGTGTCCACGGACGAAAACGCGACCGTGCAACATAAAACCATGTGCTACTACTGCTACGGCTCTCACTACCACCACTGCTACGGCTCTCACTACCACCACCCAGGCTCCGGCTCCGGCTCCGGCTCCGGCTCCGGCTCCGGCTCCGGTCTCGAATCCCTCGACGAACGGGAGGTGTGGTCGGTATGGAAATAATGATAAGCGATGCCCGGGGAGACAGTGTTGCAGTAACTCTAAATGGTGTGGTGGAACGCAGGGGACGCGTTCAGCTTGGTGTAACGGGTCGGGGAATAAAGGAGGTATTAGTCGGTATGACGGACAGGGTTAAAGTACTTAAAGATATTGGAGCACTAATATATATAACCACTAAACAACAATGTCACTCACAATCCAAGATTTCAACGAATTTAACCCCACCGCCGTCCAATTTTCAAAGTTCCGTAGGAACAAGAATGGAGGAAAATCAGTGTACCTGAACGCGGGTGACAACAAAAAAATTTACGTTCAATTCCCTTTCATGCGCTCACCGTACGGTCTTAGCGCCTTCACCGACGAAGGTACCGGCCGAACTTCTTACTCACTCGATCTCTCCTTTGACCCCGAAAACACCGAGGCCATGGAGCTTCACAAGAAGCTTCAGGAACTCGACGACATCATCGTAGACACTGTCGCCACTAACTCTAAGGAGTGGCTCGGTAAGGAGTTTAACAAGGCTGTGCTCAAGGAGGCTCTCTACAAGCCGATCGTCAAGCCCGGTAAGGAACAGTACGCACCGACTATCAAGCTAAAGATTCTCGCGAAGCCCGATGGAGGTTTCGTTCCCGAGTGCTACTCCATGCAGAAGTTGCCGGTCGAACTGGATTCAATCGAGAAGGGTCAGAAGGTCTGTGCGATCGTCGACCTCAGCCAGATTTGGTTCATCGACAACAAGTTCGGAGTCACCATCCGTCTTCAGCAAGCGCTCTTCGAGCAATCCGCCAAACTTCCGTCGTTCGCCTTCAAGGGCGTCACCTTCCCCGAGGAGGTGGTCGAAGATATAGACGACGACGTTGATGATATCGAGGAAGAGGAAATGTAGAAATTAATAAATATCTTTTGATACTATATATGACTTGGATTCAACCTGAATTCGTAGGTTTTCTTTTTGGAAGTAGCTCAGTAATCGCTTTAATATTATTGATTATAGATCGCGCCACAAAACCATGAGGTTCATTTTTCCAAAGCGCAAACGCCTCCGAGCCGCATCACGGTCCGGAATCGACTTTCACGAAAAGCGTGTTTGAACGCTTAAAACG